TTCTATAATTTGTAGGCCGTCATCTTGATTCTTGGCATAGATATACAGTAATACATTTATGTTATACGGAGTGGGTGCATACTGGGCAGAGGCGGATGTAGAGCTATTAATAGTTCTACTTTGTTGCATTGGACTAATTTTTCTGTTAGGATCATAATCAAGCGAAACCATTTCAAATCCCATTCTAGGAAGAATGACTTGAAAATTTGAATTATCCACATTAGGCTGTTGTTTAATTTTAGCCAAGAATTTTTGTTGGGGAGAATACGCTAAAGGCACTCGCTGTAGTTGTACTACATTTCCAGCAGCATCTTTGCGTTCAATAGTAATATTATTAAACATATTACCAAAAGCAACAATTGCTTTACGTATGGTACCCCAGTAAAATCTTTGATCTAACATTATTGGAATACCTCACCAAACGGATTTCTTTCAGAAAAATCTAGCACATCTTTTCCTTCGTCAGTAAATGATTCATTTTGAGCACCAATTTGAACATGGCCATCCGCAGATAAACTATAATTTTCCAGTATAATCGGTGTTAGTGCATTTACTTCAAACAATAAAGCATCCCCGGTTTCTAATAATAACTGATGATCTTCTAGATCAAGCGTAGCATCTGCGGTTAAACTATCGATCTCATATACGCCAGTGTTGAATCTTTCATTAGAAAATTGATATAACTCACACATCATTTTATAGACGTATAATTTGCCAACCTGATAAAAAGGTTCCTTGCCCTCAACCTTGCGTATTTCAAAAAACGATTTAGATTTTGGAAAAAATATTATATCGCCTTCTGCGGGACGAGGAAGAATGGTTACGTTCTGAGAACCAATTACATCTGTCCACCGTTTTCTTGATACTATAAAAGTACCTGTGTCTCGAATTTCTAAACCAAACTTAGACATTAGTTCGCCGTCTCCCTCAAATCCCATAGTATTTTCCAAATACATTTCAATAGGATAAGCATAATCAAAAGTGTTCAAGGGATCTTCGGATAAAATAGAATCCAAACTGTTAGACTTACGTGGCAAGTAATAGACCTCAAAGCCATAAATCTTCATGGATTCGATCATTAAGTCTTCGTACAGATTCTGTTCAGAAGCCCTACCTATCGTACCACCAGATTGAAAATAAGGGTTAACGGTTGCCATAATTGTATTGACTTTCTATTGACAAGGTGTTATCATTTGCTATGTACCCTGTTAATAAAATACTTAAAGTTTATCCTGTAAAGAAATCTACAGGTAATTCGAATCTAGATTGCATATCAGATTCAATCTGTTTTATTTCATCTAATGCATCTTGATAAATCTGATCCGCATTGATTGTTACTCCGCCGGGAAGTTGTACTCCGTTAAACTTCTTCAAGTTCTCGCCCCATTGACGTTTAATCAAGGCAGTACAATATCTCTTAAGAAACATATCGTTGTATACGTCTCTATATGTCTCTGGATCCAATATTCGGTAACATTCTACAATAATGAAGTCTCCGACGGTGGCATCTGCTCCCCAATCCATATCTATGTATAGACGATTCATATGTCTATTAAATCTTATAGGTTTGATACCTACTAATATTTGATTAATTAATTCCAATTCTGATTTAACCTGATAATAGTAAATAATGTTAGTAGACATTAAACTATATAGGTCATTCAATAGTATTTGATACCTAACGCTAAATATATTGGTACCATCTGACTTATTACTAAAAGGTAGTACTCTATTCACACCGACTACTGTATCAGGAACAGATATGTATTGGTTATTAATATCGTCGGCTGTAAACTGATGCTTTAGATATACCATTTCTACGGCATCGTAATGATACTCTCTATAGAATTGAAAAGCATCATCTATTCTGTCCTCAATTTGATTTTCTTCGACATTTATTTCAATAACGGGCGCACCTAATCGTCGAAGACAATAATCTTTTAGTTGTTCTCTAGTTGTTACGGTTGCCATTATCGAGTTACTCCTGGGTTAACTGTTGCAATACCTTCTTGGATTCTTATTGTAGTATTTGCAGTATTTGCAGTTATATCGTAAACATATCTTCCGTCAAGGTTTGCAGTTTGGGATGCAGTCAGGGATATTGAAATATTGCCGTTTGCCCCATTTTCTAATATTGTAGTAAAAGAAACAGAGTTAGATGAATAGTAAGATTTTCTTAATTGAGCTTTTACATCATACCCAACCAAAGATATCGGTGTTTTTGAGATATCCAAATATTGAGCATAATCAATAAAAGATGCTCGTTGGTCGATGTTTATATTTTTATTCGTTGCCATTGTAGTATTTATTAGTTAAATCTTCCGTAATAAACTCGATAGGATATCGTAATTCCAACATCTCCTATTGCAAATCCTGAGGTCCCCCTATCAAAATTATTAGTGCATATAAGTTTTAGACTTCCCTGATCCTGTATACAATCGAGCACCGATGTTCCCAACACTGAATTTGTTGCCTGATCTTTTATAATTCTTAACACAGTAGAACCTAGAGCAGGAAGAACCTTACCTCCAGTATCAGCAACTCCGCCAGTAATCTTTATCAAAGGAAAAATAAAATTATTAGAATTATCTGTAGAGATATAAGTATCTGCTAATGTTACTAAAGTATCTACTCTTGTTAATCTTTGTTGTCCTACAGATAAAGATAATCCGGGGATAACTACATTACCTGTAACTTCGTGTAAAATGTGAGGCATTTTACTATTTAACGAAAATTTAGTACTACCTAAATTATCTGTTATTGTAAAGGCATTATTTTTATTTAAAGATATTCCCATATTAAATTACCCTTAAATATAGCACATTGCTAGTAAAATCTATAATAGGTCCATTATTATAAGTTGTACTATTATAGTTATAGGTTAAATCTTTGCCCGAAGTTTTAATAGTAGGACCATTTTGCCATATGAAAGTACCCGAGGCTAATATTGATTGTGCTGCAATATCATACAATCCTCCGGATAAAGGATTAAAATTACTTGCGTTATCTATTGTTCTGCCTTCATAGTAACCTGTAGTTATATACTGTATAGTTGCATTATAAGTATTATATCCATATAGTGTTCTTAAATCAGAATACTTATTTAAATACGATATGGGATCAAATGTAATTAATCTTCCTTCTAACGCGCCCGACCTTGCATAATGATCTTGTCCCTTTTTATAATCTGCACCAAATGCAACAATAAGATCTGTATAACTTGCAATATAACGTAATGCTTCTTCGGGTGTAATATAAAAAATTGTAATAGGTAATGTTCCTGTTACTTTAGTATTTGCCCCTGGAATACTTTGAACATATGAACTTGGATTAATAACGGCAGTACTTGATGTTATCTTCTCACCTCCAGATAAGTTTCGCAAAGCTAAATTTAATTCTGTTGGGGTGTAAACATATATTGTAGGATTTTTTCCGTCTAGTCCTACTAACGGAGAAATTGAAGATTCTGCAGTATATAGTAAATTTTTACTAATTTCTATAGCATAACCCAACTCACCTTTCTGGACATATGAATATTTTCCTGTATTCTTTTCCCAATCATAATGAGTATATTTTGTTAGTTGCCTAATTATTCCTGTAAAAGATAGTCCTTGTATTTCAAAATTATAAAAACCTGTTCTAATTGGAGGTTTATCTATTAGTAATAAATTTACAAAATTATCTAAATTTAAATCTCCTAATATAGAATAATTTTCTATAAAAGGTCCGTTAATTGGATTTGCTGGATCTAGTGTTTGTCTTGTTGCCGAATCATTATATGATCCATAAAGCAAACCATCTTCTGTTTCTTGATATAATCTTAATTCGGATGCAACTAATGTTTTAGTAAATGAAAATGTTCCTGTTTCTAATTGATTATTATCTTTAACAATATGTGATTTTAGTGTAGTAAATACGTTACTTAGTGTGACTAAGTTTGAGGATAAATTTAAAAGATAAGACATTTAATTTGAATCCGCAGTATTAGTAAAAGCAAAAATATTATAACGTCTTGTAATTGAAGGCAAATCTGTAGTGATTGTATTATAGTTTTCTTTGATATAAAATTTTTCGGAATCAATTAATAAAGATATTGTCCTATAAGAATCATAGTTTAATGTTTGGATATAATTACCATTAGTTAAAACTTCTCTGGTGTCTATATCTATCATTATTGCGGCAGGAGGATAACCTAAATTATGATAAGCAACAGTTGTAATTGTGTTGCCTGCACTTCCTGCACTAATATTTCCATAATTGTAAGTAAAATTAAATTGAGAAGATAAACTAATATAGTTAAACCTAGAATCGAAATAAATATTGGCTAAATTATTAAATCTATTAGTTAATGGTTTGTTATTACCTTCTTCGCTCGTAGGATTATTAAAAATAGATACTACGGCAACATTAGCAACATTACCCGCCCAAAAAACATTTGTGCTCATATTTCAATTCTAATAAATTTACTATTCAAATCTATAACCATTTTACCGTCAGCTGAACTAAAAATTCCTGATACTATATTGCCAGCATTTTGAGATATTTCAGATAATGTATTTGCAGTTACAGCTGTTGCGGGTATTGAAGCCGTAGCTAATTCTCTGGAAGTTATGGAACCAACCTGTAATCTAGATCCAGGAATAGAATTACTTGCAATCTCTCTTGATGTGATTACACCTGCCTGTATCTTTGCAGATGTAATACTATTTGCTGCAATTTTTGCTGCGGTTATAGCTTCATCCTGTATTTTTGTTGAGGTAATAGTATTGTCTTCTAATTTATCACCAGTAATCGTATTTGCCAATATTTTAACTGCAGTTACAGAACTATTTGCTAATACGTTTGTTGTTACTTGACCCGCAGATAAAACTATATTAGTTATAGTATTTGCTGCACCTGGAGTAAACAATTCCCAAGAAGTTTTTGTGATATTTAGTATGTAAGTACTACCACCCACAATTATTAAATCGCCTGCATTATAATATGTTACATCAACAGGTAATGTTGCAAGAGTTCTAATACTTGCAGTACCAGTATTTGCTGTATATTGTGGAATAGTTTTCCACTCACCATCGTATATGTACAATCCAGTACCTGTTACTCTAAATAATTCTCCAACATTTGCAGATGCAGGCAATGTTGCCCCGGACGTTATGCCTGATCCGGTGTTTGAAGATGCTCCTGTAATATAGTCGCCTAAGTTTTTCCATTGCCCGGATATAAAAATATACGATGTTGTTCCAACTACAACAGTTCTTCCAGGATAATTACTAGCATCTCCTACTGCGGGCAAGCTAACCAAAACATCTAAGCCTGCAGGTGCACTTGATGTAATTATGCTGGATAATGTTCTCCATTGTCCCGATAAGTATAAGTAAATTGCAGCATTACCTGTTTCGTAGAATGTTGTTCCTTCGGGGGCATTACTTGGTTTAACCAAACCAATGGACATTGCTTGGTCGCCTCTGAATCTAACCCATCGTGAGTCTGAACCCGCGGCCCTAGCAATTGCGGAATCTGCACTCAACCCCGAACCATTGCCTATGGGATAACTAGTATATGTCCAAATATCTCCTAGATAATATGCAACTCTACCTTCATAATTGCCTACTGTAGGTAAGGA